AGAATAATAGAAGATTAACTATATTCTACAGCGTACTCTCTAATTTTTTGCAACATGTTGTGAGCACCATTACGACGTCCTGGTGTAAGTAAAATATCTAATCGTAAATTTTCTAAATTTTTTCTTTCAAAATCTAAAATTTCTTTTGGAGTAGATTCACTAAATATATCAGCCAGCATACATACTAACCCTTTTGATATTAATGCGTCTGAGTCAGCAATAAAATGTAAAGTTGGTCTATCGTCTTTGCCTGGTATTATCCATGTCCTTGTCTGACAACCAGGTACTTCAAACTCATCTAATTTTAATTGATCAACATGATCCATGGATTTTTTTCCAAACAACATGAGCCACCCATATTTTTCTTCATCAGTAGGAATGTCATTAAGTATATCTACATATCTTTTTAATTTTTCTTGAATCATAAATTTTTTCTAACAGTATATTTAGAATCAGGAGCTGGTACGTAACCCTCTTTTAATTTTTCTTTATATAATAATCCTATAATAGAATTTTTAGTCACACCGAAGTACAATCCAACTTGCGATGCACTATATTTCTGTTTTAACTCCTTGACTTGTTTTACTTCTTCTTCTTTCCACACTTTTCTCATTCTTCTTTTCCTTTCTTTTAAATAATTTCATCCAATCTAACCTTGGACCAAAGTAAATATTTTTAACTTTGTTATTTAAGTAATCATACCCCCAAAACCACTGCCAAACGTGTTTTCCCATTAAAACCCCGGGATGAATCCTACCACCCATGTCTTTAAAGCCCGATAGCGGGCAAATATGAGCTTTTTTATTTGGCTGAAAACCGCCGTTTTTTTAACATCGTCATTTGGGTCCCAAACTGACATTACATGGCCATTTACGTCTCTATAGCGTTTATTTTTTGGCATTATCACTCCTATCTGTCATTGAAATAACATTATCTTTTGTTTTTGGATTTAATGTTGCGTTAAACGCAATAGAAATTCTTTGACGTTGTGATCTGTTTACATCTACATCATGTAACAAGTACGATGGAAACATTAACAAGTCACCTTCGCGTGGATCATGTCCAATCATGTTAGAATAAGGTTGCCCAGGTCTAATCATTTTATTCATCTGTTCATTTGTTGCAAATCTAATAACACCTGTACCTTTCCCTTGTACATAATATACACCAGATACATCTGCATCTGCACGGTAATGACTATGAAATAAATTACAACTTCCAGGTTCATTAATGTTTGTCCAATACGTAATGCTCGCATCCATTGGTTGGTCAGCAAAGTAATGATCACACCAGGTGCTCAACATTAAACTAATAGGTTTGTATAACTCTGTTTCACATTTGTAACGTGTCATGCTTCTATAACAGCCAGCGTTACCACCAGGCAATCCTGTTGGATCGTTCTTACGAATATCATCTATCTCCCCCATAATAAGATTATTTAAATTCTCATGGTTAGTATAGTTTTCGTAGAATAAACGTGTTTCTTGTATTGGTATTTTAGCTACAGTAATTTCAGTATCTTCAATTGTTTTGTCTTTCATATTTCTCCGTTGCACATTTTGGACCACATAAGAATACCATTTGGTATTTTTGATCCGGGTTAAACTTTTTACTTAGCCAATACTTCATGTCCTTGGTCCATGATCCACATTCTATGCATTGAAATGAGGGTCTAGGATCTTCATTAGTTCCTGGCTCGACCGTAGCTGGGTCATACTCCACACAAACCTTCGCATTCATCCGCAAACTCTTCATCAAATGTTTCACCAAATAATGATTGCTGTTTTTTTGGTTCTAAAAAATTAATTTCTCTTAACGGTTTAGCAGATTTATGTAAAAATAATTCTGTTTCTGTGTTCTTTAATCCATGACGTATTTTGTCATCAAGATCACACGCATCTTCCCAATCCTTAGGATAGTTTTTCTGCATATTTTTCCATTGATCATTGTGATGATACGGACAACCAATGCATGATGATTTACCTGGCATAGGATGTTTCTTTATATCACGGTACCATTGCAAACAATCAGCACGTGACATTTTCATTTCAATTAAAGGCCAACGTGATGTAAGCCAAGGCATTCTAGCTTTCTTCATACGCATAGCTTCATCAGTAGATATACCAATCCATTGCTCTACAATTAAATCTTTTGGCACTCTGTACCTAGGTTTAACTCCTAATAACTCACGCATTTTCTTTTGAATAGGAATAACTTTATAATCATGTGTACACTGACGATAAAGCATTCCCACTCGTCCACCGTTAGGACGTGCAGCAAACAAAGGTGGGTTTGGTACACGACCAGCAAACGACTTTGACTCTTCTTTAGACCCTGGTTCTGGGTTCGCTGCTTTGATAAGGTCTTCTCTGATGTTTCCTCGCTCCACAGTAATTATAGGACAAATCGTTATTGCCTTCTTTAAATACTCTACATGCTCATAAACAAAAGATGGTTCCCATCCTGTATCAGCAAATATCATATAATCTGGTTTATGTTTGGTTAATCCTTCTTGTGCCATTAAAGCTAGACACGATGATTGAACACCAGCTCCTAATGATAATATACGTAGGGTAGGCTCACGTGGTTCACCTTTACCTTCTGTGCTATCATACTCTGCTGGCTTTCCAGTCTTAGTCAAATTTGTAGTTTTAAAATATTTAGGTTCTTCCGTAGCTGCTACAGCAGCCATCATGTTTAATTGTTTCTTATCTGGAGACATTTTACTAGACATTTCTTGTAAAAGTTTACGTCTTTCAAATTCCATTTGTTCATGATTAATAGCAAAACCTGGCTTAACTCCTTGTACAGCTTTTTGATTTGCTGCACGACTCTTGCCTTGTTCCTTGTACCCGGGTTTTCTAGTCTCTGTCATAGGCCTCCAATTTCTGTAATGTACGGATGATTTTTTGCGTATAATACACATCTTCAGCATATATTGCAAGAGTCATAGCAAGCTTTTCAGTGTCTATTATGTTGTTGATATACTGTAATAATCTTTCTTCTCTAAACTGTGAATAGTTGTGGTTATAATTAAGCAACCACATATAGTAAGAAATGGATTCGCACTTTGTCTCAAAGATCCTAAGCCCCCAGCTCGCATTAGGAACATTTAGCGGCTTCAGTTGATCATCAGAAGAGTCAAAGGTGCGGATTCCAAGGAGGTTATTACCCTCTACCGCAAATCTAGATTTACCCCAATTAGATTCATGAACTGCTTGTGCTATAACTAAACTTACAGGCACTCTTTCCTCATCATCTAATAAAGAATTAAGATGTAATGCACATGTTTTAACATCTGCAATAAACTCATCATTATTTGTGTAATCCATTACTGGATTAAACGTAGAACATATTAGCAACACACTACATATCCAACTCATCATCCACCCCAACTTTCTCCAAGGTCTATATCCGCCTTGGATGGTACTTCTAGTTCTACACATGTCTCCATAACACGTTGTATTTCTTTAGCTTGTTTCTCATCTTTAACAGAACAATCTAGCTCATCATGTACTTGTATTAAAGGTACTACTCCTAGTTCTTCATACACATCTACCATGGCTTTCTTTGTTTGATCTGCAGCTGATCCTTGGATTAATCTATTTAAAGCTTTGTATGTACCAGCTCTTTTTATTGCTTCACCATACTCTACCTTTGCTTGATTGTGCGGTAATGCTTTATGTACACCCCATTGTGTAGGCTCCCACAGATCAAATCTACATTTACGACCTAGTAATGTACGGATAATACCTTTAGAATTAGCCCTATTCATCACAGCTTCTAGCATTCCTTGCATAAAAGGTACACGTTCACGGAAATCTTTTAACATTTTCTTAGCATCTTGTGGGTCTATATCTAACTCACGTGCCATCTTGTTATAACCCATGCCATACATTACACCTAATCCAATAGTCTTGGCTAGTTTTCTATCGACTCCTGCCATGTCTGCTGTCTGTTGATGAAAATCAAGATCACTTTTTTGATATGCTTCTTTTACTTCTTGAGCTCCCATCTGTCCAACTAGGCACGCCCAATGTGTTAGTAACCTGGGCTCTTGTTGCGAGTAGTCTGCTTTAAGCCAGTACTCACCAACTTCCGGTATAAATAGTTTTCTAATCTCTTGCGCAAACTGTCCACGACTTGGTATCTGTTGTAAATTTGGATGATTATAACTAAACCTACCAGACACAGTGCCTCCTGTATCAGATCTAATTTGATTAATGTGTGCATGAATTCTACCGTTTGTATTATGCTTTAATAAACCCTGTAAAAAAGTTCCACGTAACTTATTAAGCTCTCTTGCCTGTAAAATAAGACGTGGTAATTCATGTGGATGATCACTTAAAAACATCTTTGTAAATGATGGAGCATTGCTTTTATCTGTCCTGTCATAAGGTAGGTTCATAGAATCAAATGCTTTAGCTATAGAAGCTGCAGCCCATATTTCTACGTCCTGGCTTGTTAAATCTTTAATTCTTTTTAAAATTTTTTTCTCTTTATTTTTAAACTTATCATTTAAAACAACAACCTTATCAGCATCAAATCTTACGCCTTTTTTTGTCATGTTAAATATTACACGAATTAATTTACACTCAATATCGTATATAGTGTCAAGATTATCCTTCTTAATCTCCCATGCTAATTTCTCATACAACTTTAGCGTTAGCCTTGCGTCTTCCTCAGCATACTCTCCTACAAATGTAGCAGGCAATTTGTACATCTCAGCTTTAGGGTCTACACCAAATGCAGCAGCTGCTTCTTTAAGCTTAGCTTCACTTTTAAACTCACCTAAATAATCAAATGATATACTATTTAATGTGTAAGAATATCTATTCTCATCAATCAATGCCATAGCCACCATTGTGTCATGAATACGTCCTTTAACTTCTATGCCTAACACACTAAGCCAGCCTATATCGTATTGTGCATTGTGAAATACTTTCTCTAACTTTTCATCTTCACACAAAGATTTTATATACTTAATTACTTTTTTACTATCCATGTTGCCACCACCTTCGTGCGCAATAGGGTAATAAGCTTTAAATCCATTAGCAGCTACTGCTATACCAATAACAGCACCTATCTTTTTAGGCCACCCAGGACCATCTTTAATTAATCCTGGGTCGCATGTTTCTAAATCAATTGCTATTTTCTCCCGATCACTTAGATCCGGAAACTCCGTGGGTGCTATCCAATCTGAGTTAACTGTCATGTTTTAAATCTCCTGCTATTGCCATGTAAGCGGCGGCATCAATATAATCATCTACATTGAATTTACCTTGTGTTGATCTTGATATTTTTAGTAAAGCCATCATTACAGCTACATCATCACATGTAATTGCAGCCATTGGTTTTAATTTATTATCAAGAAATATATTCCAAAATTCTGCAATCTGTTCATGATTTTGTCTAGCATCACCATGGGTGCTTTCTCTATCATTACTAACTAATTCTTTAGCTTGTTGTAATATATTTTCTTTTACTATTGATTTTGTTTTTAGGGCTAATCCCGTACTAAATGTCATATTATAAATCCTCCATCTCTCTGTGGTTGTACTATGTGTAGCTCATTACGAGCACGTGTAGCTGCTACATAAAATACACGGCATTCATCGTCTGAATCTTTCTCCATTGCTTCCTGTGACTTCCTTGACAAGTCTGTCAGCAACATAACTTTATCTGCTTCTCCTCCTTTAGCACCATGTATGGTACTTAAATGAATCTTAGGATCAGTCTTTGTAAAATCCCTGTTCCTCGTTTCAATAGACCTTAAGAATTCTTTATCACGCGTGCCTACTTTATCAAAAGCTACATCCCAGGGTCTACCTCCTACAAGAAGTCCGTGGTCCGTGATTAAATCATTAAGCTCATAGTTCTCTCTGTTAGCTGTTCTAAGATTTTTATGACCACGCTCTATTCCTATTTCTGAAGACATATAAGAATATATATCTTTAACTTCTGTTAATTCTACTTGCCCACCTTCATTTAATTTCTTCCAAGCACTTGTAGCATTTAATAACTTTTGCGATATAGGCAGGCGATTATTTCTTTTATAAAGTAATCCTTGTAATCGTATGTCACGTTCAATCTCATCAAGTAAATAATTAGTCCTTGCCATAATAAGCCAGTTTTCATCACCTACATCTACACTGTCTGGATATGAGTGATATTGTACTAAACCATCATTCTCTGTACCTTTCCACGACTTAGTAATACGATTTCTTACACGTCCTATAATTCCTTGAGAACAATTTTGTATGAGCCTAGAACATCTATAAGACTGTTGTAATACTTTTCTTTCACCAGCTAATCCTATCAAGTGCTCAACATCTGCGCCGGCCCAACGGTAAATAGCTTGATCATCATCACCACTGACGTACACTTGTAATGCTTTATCACAAATTTTATGTACCATACGCCATTGTAGAGCACATAAATCTTGTGCTTCATCTATAAAAACTACATCTAATTTTGGAACTGTTCCAGATTCAACGTACATTTCTATCATGTCAGTAAAATCTAATATTTCTTTTTTCTTTTTAAATTCTTCTATAGAACGCTGTGCTCTTAACAACGCATGCCATGATACATCTAAATTAGAATCATTATAATGTTGTTCTAGATTCATGCATTTCATGCGTGATAAATTAACCTCTGACAGTAGCTGGTTATCAACTGTAAATACTCCACCGGCATCAACACCATCAGATACAGATCCTAAATCCATACCAAATGTGTGTCCAAACTCTTTGTAATTGTCACGCGACATTACTTCTGATTTTGTTAAACCTAATTGATTAAAAGCAAACGAGTGTAAAGTTCTAAAGTATGGAAGATGTTGCTCTTCCAAATTAAACTTCTTCATTGCCCGGTCCCTTGCTTCACTAGCAGCTTTCTTTGTAAAAGCCACAAATGCAATACGGTCAGGTGGTGTACCTTTAGCTAATTCTTGCTCAACTAAATTCAATAAGTTATGTGTCTTCCCTGTACCAGGAGGTCCTAGTATTATCTTAGTTTTATTTTGCATGTGCCATCCTTATCTACAAATATAAATTTCATCTTTAATTTTTTTTGTTCTTGAGTTAACCGTCTACATATACGTGTTCCTGGTTTCCAGGTCTTACGATAGCTTTCAGTCTTTACATCAAATATTTCTACTGCTCCTTTTTCATTTATTGCTATGAGGTCAGCAGGTCCAACTCCATATA